CTAGAAGAAGAATTTAACCACGGAGGACAGCTGTCCGAGAAGAAAAATTTCTACCACGAACCACACGAACATCACGAACTTTTTGCACATATCTTGTCGTTGTTCGTGTTGGTTCGTGTGGTTCGTGGTAAAATTCAAACTTATTGGACAGCCCCTTTTTTTGTAAAACACGGGCAGTAGCGCAGTTGGTAGCGCGCTTGGTTCGGGATTGAACGTATTAAAAAAATAAATCATTATAGGATATAGACTTACAAAAATTTTTAAGCCTTAAAAACAGGTAGAGGTCAACTGGAGGTCAACTGTAATGGATTATCACGTATTTAGAAAAAAGAAAATTGACAAGAAAAAAAACGTGTTTTATCGTTGGTATTATTATTATTATGATAACAACGGAAAAAAAATTCAAAAGGCTTGCCCAAAATGTAAAAACAGATCGGATTCTGAAAGTTACATAAGGACACTCCCCCCGTTGGCGGCTCCCGGCGCGATAAACGAAAATTTATTACTAAAGCAGATAGCCGAAAAAATGTATATACCCGGCTCCGAACACGTAGACCGCCGCCGCCAATTAGGAAAATCAACAGCGTTGGAAACATTAACGGAAAGCCGGGGGTATATTGAAAGAATAATAAAAGAATGGGGGGATTACGCGCTAAAAGATATTGACAGTGAGGATGTTATAACACACCTTTTGAAGATTAAACGATCCGGCTCATGGAAAAACCGCTATATAACAATTCTAAAAGAAATTTATACCGAGGCTCCGCGTTATGGTTGCAAAACACGCACTCCCGATTTTCCCACATTTGCACGTAACAGCAAAAAAGCCGATATTTTTACTAGCGCGGAATTAGCCGCTCTTTTTAAACCCGCAAATTTTCCGGATATTCAATTTTTCCTTTTATTTTTACTATCGCTTTCAGGCGGCTTGCGTTTAGGGGAGGCCCGCGCAATCCGGCGTAAACAAATTCTTTTTGAAAAAAAAGTTTTAATTGTAGACGGGTTTTGTAAAAGAAACGGTGATAGAACGGTTTACAACAAAACAGGCACGCCGGAAAATCCAAAATTACGCGCCGTTTGGATTCCCGATTTTACATTGTCTTTACTTTTTAACTATTTACAAGGCGCGGCATTGGACCCGGAAGATTTTATTTTTTCCATTGCCGGTAAACCGATAAGACAAGATACGGCAGAGGTTGTTTTTATCAGGGCGTTAATTAACGCCGGTATTGCCTATACGCGAAAACAACTTATTGAATCAGGCACATGGAAAACCGGCCATGTAGTAAAAAAAACAGGGATTATTCCCGGCGGTAGAAAATTAGTCCCGCACTCCCTGCGGTTTACTTATATTTCCAGGATGCGTCTTAATCTTTCCGCCCGTGATTTACAAGTCATGACAGGGCACACTACCGAGGCAATGGTTGAGTATTACAACCAAAAAGACATTGACAGTCTAATAAAAACGCTTCCCCCGGCGGATACGGCCCTAGAGACACTTTTAGAATTTCGGGCGAGCGGGAGTTGAACCCGCGATCTCGTGGTCCCGAACCACGCGGAATAGCCACTATCCTACCGCCCGAAATAACCCCCTTTATATTAACAAATACCCCCTGCGCCGGTCAATAGGCCGCAGTGATGTACCGCGCCGCCCGGCGGCGGTGTTTTTTCGAGGTTTATTTACCTTTTTCACGATTTTATAAAACGGAAAAAATCTAGCCCCCATTGTAAATTATGGCAAATCTACCTATTTTTTTTGTTTTGTAAAATCATGTAGGTTTTATCGGCGTATATTTTTTACCTTTTTCGATAATTCCTTATGTAGTATAGATTTATAATGATTTATTTCCAGTAAAGAGGTAAAGATATTTTAATGTTTCTAAGTTAGTTTTATAGGCGAAAAAATAAATAAATACATTTGAAATATATTTTTTAATTTATAAAAAGGTTTTATAAATGGCAAATTTTCTTTACTTTTTTACTTAATTCTTTGCCCACTAAAAAAATCACAATTTAAAATGCAAAAGGTACTGTCAGACCCCTACCCCCCGGTGCAATTATTCGGCGAGGGTAGCTTTTAACAACTTGTCTGCCGTTTTTTTGTTTAGCCTTACAAAAAACTAACAAAAACTAACAATAGTTAATAGCTTTTTGTTAGTGTTTGTTAGTTAATTAAAATTAGAAATGGAAGTTAAACCGGCGGAATTTGCGCGGTTTGCAGGGGTATCACGGGCAAGTATAAGCGGAAAAATTAAAAATAAAACTCTAATAGTAAACGCGGCAGGGTTATTAGATACCGAAAACCCGGTAAACGCCGCGTATCTGTCTAGGCATAAGCAAAAACGCACAGAGGCGGAAGCGGCGGCCTATGTTGAAACAAGCGGAAAAAAAAGTTTCACCGGTGAAACTTTTAGCCCCCCCGGTGAACCGCCGCTAGATGATTTTACGTTAATACAAATTGCGGGGCTTCCGGCGCGAAATATGTTAAACATGACATTACGCGATATTGTATTAAAATATCCCGGCTTAGATAAAGTTGAACGCTATTCAAAAATATTAAAAGATATAACAATGTCGGCGGAAAGAGAACAAAAAATTCAAGAGAGGGGGTTAACTCTCATACCAAAAGATTTTGTTATTTCACGTATTTTTGGATTTATTGACGGATTAGTAAAACAAATAATTGAATACCCCGAAGCGGCGGTTGATAGAATTATCGCGCTTGCAAATTCTGAAAATGAAACTACCCGGATTGATATTATTGAAACAATGTCAAGCGGAATAAGTCAGATTATCACCGGCGCGAAAAAATCTATTATCGCGGAATTAAACACTTTAAAAAATAAATATCAAAATGAAATTCAAAACCATAGCCAGATTGAAGAATTAAAAGAGGCTATACAAGAGGCGCAAAATGGTTGAATTGTATCACGGGTTATGCGAAGAATTGATGAATAATATCCAGGACAATTCAATAGATTTAATTTTATGTGATCTGCCTTATGGGTTTACGAATTGCGAATGGGATACAAAAATATCCTTTTCCGTTTTGTGGAAACATTACAACAGGGTTAAAAAATTACATACCCCCATTGTTTTATTTGCCAACCAACCTTTTACTACGGAATTAATAAATTCAAATTTGAAACAATACCGCTATAATTGGTATTGGATAAAAAACGTCCCAACGGGGTTTTGTTTTGCAAAAGTACAACCGATGCGGCGCGTAGAGGAAGTTTGTGTTTTTTATGAAAAAGCCCCATTATTTAACCAACCTTTTAAAAGAGAATATTCTAGAAAAAGAGTAAGAAAAATAGATGTATCAAGTATTTATAAAACGTCAACGCTAGGGAAGGAATATTTTCAAGAGAGTAGCGGATACATGGATAACGTCTTAGATTTTGACGGCGATTTAATAGGCGGACAAAAAAAATATCACCCAACGCAAAAGCCAATAAAATTATTAGAGTATTTAATCCGCGCCTATACAAATATAAATGATGTTGTTTTGGATAATACAATGGGGAGCGGCTCTACGGGGGTGGCGGCGGTTAATATCGGGCGGCAATTTATTGGAATTGAAAAAGAAAAAGAATATTTTGATATTGCAAAAAAAAGAATTCAAGAAGCGGAAAATTTAAGCGCGTCAAATCTTTTTGATGTTGAATCCATAGAGGGGAGCGGAAATGCCCCCCCCCCTGCTGGGGAAACAAATCAGGAAGATATTTTTAAATGTTGATAGACGATATTAATTTTTTGATAGAACGTTTTGAAAATATCCCAATAGCGCAAAATTATGAAACGCCTTCCCATTTTGCCGAGAGGGTGCGCCGCCTTCCAAAAGAATTATCACCTTTTCCCGGCCCCTTCCGTTTTTCCCGGTTCCCATATTTTAAGGAGATTGTAGACAATTTTCATCCGTCAAATCCGATTCAAGAAGTGGTTTTAATGAAGGGCAATCAGTTGGGGTCAAATGTTTCCGTTTTAGAAACAATTATGTTATACGACATTATGATAGATCCAAAACCGCAATGTTTTATAACGGCGGATGCCGAACTGATTAAAACAAATGTAAACACGCGCATTGAAACAATGATAAATATAGCGGGGGCGCGTAGATTAATTTTCGCGCAAGCAAAAAAAGCAAAAGGAAGCCATAATACAGGAGACACGGGAAACGCTAAGGAATACCCCGGCGGATTTTTACATTTTTACACAAGCAAAAACCCGGATCGGCTAAGGCAAAATTCTTATCAATCGGCAAAAGCAGATGAAATAGACGCTTTTAAAAAAAAGTTAAAAAGCGAAGGTAGCGTAGTTGAACTCATACGAAACAGGACAGATGCGTATGTAAAAAAAAGAAAAATTTATTGGGCAAGCACTCCGTTAGTTGATCAAACATCAACAATAAAAGAATTATTTTTATCGGGTGATCAACGTTATTTTTATGTTCCCTGTAAACATTGCGGGGAATTTCAGCCGCTTGTATGGCACGGAAAACACGATACGGGGGAAACATACGGCATAGTATGGGATAACGATAAAAATTTTAATCCGATAATAGCGGTTCCCGAAAAAGGAATTAAAACAACAGTAGCCTATAAATGCAAATTTTGCGGCGGCCTTATGTATAACCATGATAAAGAGGTTATAATTCCAAAAGGGAAATGGGTTCCAACGGCGGAAAGTAAAACGCCCGGTTTAGTATCTTATCATTTATCACCGCTTTATAATCCGCCGGGAATGTTTAGTTGGGATGATTTTGTAAAGGCATGGGCGGAATGTTGGGATATAAAAAATAACAGAATTAAGGATAAAGAAAAATATAGAACTTTTAGAAACACAAAACAGGGTTTAACTTTTGAAGAGAGCGGAATCAATTTGAGTTATGACCGTGTTATATTATTTAGGCGGCATGGATTTATACGCGGTAAAGTACCTAACGATCTGGCGGTTAAAGATACAGGCTCGCCGATTTTAATTTTAGTGTGTAGTGTAGACGTTCAAAAAAATAATTTATTTATTGACGTTAAAGGCTATTCCGCCGGAGGCGCGACATGGACTATCGACTGTTTTTCCATTGACGGCGATACGGCGCAATTTAACGGCCCGTGGGATGAGTTAGACGATTTTATTGGAAACAAAATTTACATAGGAACAGACGGCAAACAATATCATATAGCGATAACGTTAGTGGATTCAGGTTGGAATACGGAATGGGTTTATGCTTATGCGTTACGCCATAGTCAGGGCGTTTATGTATGCAAGGGGCAAGATTACATAGACGGCGGCGAGACATTTAAACTATTTAAACAAACAACGTTAAAAGGAATTGGTTTAGGTCAGGCCTTCCATGTTAACACCGGCAAATTAAAAGACAGAATCAGTAACGCTTTTATGGCTTTACAGTGGGTTGATAATGATTTTCAACCTTCATGGTATCCGAATTTTGCGGATGATTTCAGGGATGATTATTTTAAAAATTTTGAGGCCGAGGAAAAGGTCGAAGTTAGAGATCGTTTTGAACGTTATCTAAGAACAATATGGAAACAAAAAAACGGCGCGACAAATCATTATTTTGACACATACTGTTATAATTTGGCGGCGTTGGAAATATGGGCAAATGACTGGTGCAGGCAGGTTTTAAAATTACAAGCGGTTGATTGGCAAGCGTTTTGGGAAAGCGCAAAAGAGGGGTATTTTTATGAAGAACAAAATTAGTGAATTTGATATGGTTAATGATTGTTATGCACATATAAAACAATTTTATGAATGTAAATACGTATCTTTAGAAGTACCTTTTCTTTCAAGGTGTATTGATATGGTATTAATAACGAGAAATAATAATGTAATTTCTCTAGAATTTAAATTAAAAAATATTTCACAGGCAATTAAACAGGCCCGCGATCACGCTTTAGGGGCCGATTATTCTTTTATTGTTATTCCAAAAAAAGAAAAAATAAATTTACAGTTATTTAAAAAAAATAATTTGGGCTTAGCATTTTATCAATCGGAAAAATTAGACAAGTTAGAAACAATAAATATTGCGCCTTATAATAACCCCGTTAGAAAGTTTAAAGAAATGCTTATTGAAAACACAATAAAAGTTAATAGCTAATCGAAAACATCTAACAGATACTTTTTTTATGGCATTGATAAATTCTTCACATGAAACCTTAGTGGAAGATCAATTAAAATTTTGGGAAGATGAATTAAAAAACGCCCGTATATTACTTTTTGAACTTGACAAATTAATATACAAACAATCGCAAGATGAAAAAAAATCCTACAGCATGGATACCGGGCAAACAACCGTAAACGTTACAACGCACGATTTACCCGCGCTTATTGACCGGCGCGAAAAATTAAAAAAACAAATTGAAGAATTAGAAGAAAAATTAGGCATAACGCAAATTGAAGAACCGCCAAAAATGTTTCAGGGGGTTCCGGGATGGTAAATACGCAAGGAATGAACATTGAAGAAACATTGATGTATTACACAAAAAAAGTAATAGACGATGTTTTTGACGGTGATAAATTTCCCGACAGTTTTGGTTATACACGCGATTATATCGTCAATCATGGAATAGATTATTACACGTTACGCCGCCGGTGTTATCAGCTATTTACCGAAAATACTTATTTTGGCGGAATAATAAAAAGAGTTTTGCGTAACGAAATATTTACGGGTATGTACCCGGAACCTACCCCAATGGGAAAAATATTATGGCCTAATTTATCAGAGCAAGAGCAGGAAGAGGAAGCGTCAAAATACGCCGAAATTATGAATGACAGTTTCCGGTTATACGGAAATGATTACAATGTATTTGATTATAAAAGACAAAAAACTTTTGGAGAATTTCAGGAAGATGTAAGGCAAGAGGCGATCTTATGCGGCGATGTTTTAGTTGTTAGCCGGATAAATCATCAAACAAATTTACCTTCGTGGGATATTATCAGCGGGAATGACGTTAAAACGCCGTTGCAATACGACATTAAAAACGGACACACAATAACGCACGGCGTAGAGAGGGATTTACAAGGCCGCCATGTAGCGTATTGGATACAAGAATTTAAAGATGATAATTTTACTTTTACACGCATCCCGGTCTACGGTGAAAAATCAGGCCGTCAAATTTCATGGATGATATACGGCGGAAACAAATTGTTAAACGAAGTCAGGGGAACGCCGCTATTGGCCTCGGCTTTATATATGTTACGCGATTTAGACCGTTACCGCGATGCGGAATTACGCGCCGCCGTTGTGGGTTCAATCATCCCATTTTTCATTGAAAAATCACCGACAGCCGCGCCGGTTGGCGGCGTTTTATCCGGCAAGGCGTTGGAAAAAGCAAAAGCAAATAACGCGCCGGAAGAAAACAAGCCGCCGCAGTTGAATATGGTTCCGGGAATGGTTATTGACAATTTAAAGCCCGGTGAAACCGTAAAATCGTTTACCCCCACACATCCCAATATTAATTTAAAAACTTTTGAAGAAACGATAATATCCGCAATCGCTTGGGGCAATTTAGAAATTCCGCCCGAAATAGCGGTATTACATTTTTCAACTTCCTACTCCGCCTCGCGTCAGGCCAACACGGAATTTGAAATATATTTAAAATACCGCGCCTTCAAAAACGCAAAAGATTTTTGTCAGTTGATATATCAGGAATTTATTATTCAATCCGCGTTGTTAGGTGATATTATCCTGCCGGGATTTTTGGAAATTATATTTAATCCAAAAGAATGGAAGAAAAAGGGGGCATGGTTAATTTGCGAGTGGACGGCAATGTCGCGCCCGTCCGTAGATATGCAACGCGAAGCGGGGGCTTATATTTTATTAGAGGACAGCATGGATATGACGCACGATCAAGTATCGCGGCGGTTTACCGGAATGAGTTTTAAAGCCGTATGTTTTATCAGGGCGCGGGAAAAGAAACTTATGGATCGCTTGGGGTTAAACGCGAAAACCGATGAAGACGTGAGCGGCAGACCGATTGATCTTTTAAAGAAAACAAAAAAAGTTAATAGCTATTTTAATAATGATAGCGATAATGAGAATGAGAATGAAGAGGATGAATAAACAGAGGGGCATAAAATGAATATTCAATTGCTTATTTCAGTGGGAACGTTTTTGATAGTGATTGGCGGATTAGTATGGCGGATGTCAGCCATACATCAAAAAACCGTATCTAATGAAAAGGCAATAGAGAGAGCGCATGAAAGAATCAATAAATTGGAAGATGTACAAAATAATAAAATTACAGAATTAACAAATCACATACAAGCAATAAGGGAAAATCAAATACGCATGGAAGAAAAAATCAATTTGATTATCAAATATGAAAAGAAAAAGGAGGCATGATTATGAAAGATATAAAAAATGAACAATTATTTTGGTTAATAGTCGCGACTATTTTTATCGCTGGGATGATTTATTTTCTTAGGGACACAAGCGTAACTTCTGCGCTCGCGTTCACTTTTACATCAATAGTGGGAATTTTTCTAGGCTTGGATATTGCCGTTATGATAAAAAAAACATCGGCAATGTATAACGGGGATTATAAAAGCATAAACAAAAGCCGCTATGTAATTGCTTTTGTTATATTTTCGATCCTTTTAATTGAATCCTTTATTATTTCAGCGGTTCAAATGCGCAACTGTGACGCCCTTTATACGAGTTTTGGAATGGGGTTTTTAATTGTTATAGGCGGGTTAATTGCCGGTATTGAAGGAAATAAAATAGTAACGAATTACGATCCGCCAGAACTAGAAAAGCATACCGGACTGGGACCGGCTTCTGATTAAGTTTCACCGGTGAAACACAAAAAAGTTAATAGGGGTATTTTATGGTTGGTTATATCGTGTTAGGTGTTTTTATTCTTTTTGCAATAAGTTGTTTTTTTTGTTTTTTCTTAGGTTGGACTAAAGGCCGGGAAAAAGAGGCAAAAACAAATAAGGAATTGGAAAAACAAAGAGAACAAACCGTAAACGATTTTAACAAATTATCAAATGAATTAAAACAGGGGGCAATGAATGAAGCCGAAATTAAAAAAGCTAAACTGTCTAACGGCTCTACTGGTCGTGATAATTTTAATAATATTAATAACAGCTTGCAAAACAACGCCGAAAATTGAATATATTATTTCAACCCCCGATGTTGTTTTTCCGGTGTTTCCCCCGCCCGATTGCGTAACCTATGATGAAAAAACCGATCTTGTATCAATGCCGTTATGGTATTGGCAAAAAATAGCGGAATATAAAATTGACATTGACGCTATAAAAAAATATCTTAGCCAATTAAAAGCGGCTAACAAATAATTAAGGGGTTAATTATGGATTTAAACGAATTTATAAAAACATATAAAGGAAAAAAAGTTGATTTTGACGGGCAGTATGGGGCGCAATGCGTAGACTTGGCGCGTCAATATTTTAAAGATGTATGGGAGTTTACGCGCCAACCGGAAGGCGTAGTGGGCGCGAAAGATTTTTATTTTAAACATGAAAGCCGCCCCATACAAAGGGCATTATGTGAATGTATATCATATAAACGATCCCCGATTTATGAAATACCGGTAAACAAACCGCCGGTTGGCGCGGTTCTTTTATTTGACGAATCACCTACCAACAAATACGGACATATATGTATTTGTGTTGAAGTATTTGAAGACGGAATAAACGTATTTGAACAAGACGGTTTTAAACAAGACGGCGCAAAAATTACAAAACTGCCTTTTAACAGGCTTTTAGGTTGGTTGGTAAAAAAAGAATAACAACGCTAAAAGTTAATAGCTTGTTTATAAAAAAGGAGTGATATTTTAACCATAATGATTAAAGTGGCAATCAATAAAGCTATTGCGCGTTTATGGGGCATATCGGAATCAGAAATTTCCGAACAGTTAAAATCCGCGACTCCCGGTGAAGAGATAGAAATTACTATTAATTCACCGGGCGGGGAGGTATACGAAGGAATAGCAATATTTGATTTAATCAGAGAATACGCAAAAACACATAACATAACAGTTAAAATTAACGGGCTTGCCGCTTCTATGGCAAGTTACATCGCAATAGCCGCAAGGACTATAAATAAAAAATCAAAAATTATTGTAAGTGAAAATTCAATTTATTTAATACATAACCCGTGGAATATTATTATAGGCGATTATAGGGAAATGCAAAAAGCCGCCGATTATCTTGAAAAACTGGCGGCAATGAGCGGTTCTACATATGCTTATATTTCCGGCAAAACAGAAAAAGAAATTCGTAATTTAATGGATGTTGAAACTTATTTTGTGGGAAACGAAATAATTGACAACGGTTTTGCAAATGAATTTGATCAAATAAATAAAGCAGATAACGGAAATGAAAATCAGGGTTTTGAATTAGATCGCAATGCGTTAATTATAAACGCAAGATTACAGATTGAAAAAACCGCCGAAAAGTTACGCGCAACTTCAAAGGCCGATCTTGAAAGGGCGGTCGCGCTTATTATGAAAACCAATAAATTAACCGCCGAGGCTCCGGCGGGAATAGATGGTTTAGAGCTTGCCCCTGACCCCTACCAGGGCAATGCTCTTTTTAATTCAAATCCAAAAGAAGGAGAAAATATGGACAAAGAAGAATTGAAGAAAAAATACCCGGATCTTTACGCCGCTATTTACAATGAAGGAAGAGAGGCCGGCGAAAAGGAAGAGCGAGATCGCGTTAGCGCACACCTAAAGTTAGGTGAAGATTCCGGCTCCATGAAAATAGCGGCGCAATTTATACGCGATGGGAATTCCGTTATGGAAAATAAAGTACAGGCGGAATATCTTTCAGCGCGTATGAATAACGGCGCGTTAAACGCAAGAGCGCAAGATAACCCCCCTGCGGTTAACACAAACGGCAATTCAAACGCCGCCGATGATGCGGCAATGGAGAAGGCATGGCTTGATGGGCTTGCCGGAAAAGAAATAAAGGGAGGCAAGTAATGAGCAGAGGCGGAATGAAAACCCAAATTGCAGAAAATTCAATTGTCGCGTTAGGTGATAATGAATTTGAAACCGGGGTTATCAATGTTCCCGGCAATACAACAATTAAAAAAGGAGTTGTATTGAAAAGAGATGGCGGCAAATTTGCGCCCGTTATGAATACAGAAACTGAAAAACCGATAGCGGTTAACCCTTTTGACATTGAAAATGACACAAATTCGGCCGTTGATTTGTCGTTACGCGCAATTATAAGCGGCCCGGTTCGCGCCGATTTACTGACGGTAAACGGCGCGGTTACAACGGTTGATCAAAATGATATGTTACGCGGCGTTACTATCATTCCGATTAAAGCCAACGACATTTCCCGGACTGAATAACGGGATATAACAATAAAATATTTTAAGGAGTAGATATGATAAACATTTTGATTAAGGTCATAGCCCTTTTTGCAAGCCAACCGGATATTACAAAGATGGGTTTCCTCTCTTCATTTTTTGCGGTAACGCCGGATTCATTTACAGACTCGGAATTTGCCGATCTGGATGAAATTTACGAAGGTGAAGAAATTGCCCCTTCCGTTACCGATTTAAGCACGGGCGCGGTTGTTTTATTTGACGAAAAATTTAAAAATGGTCAAATCCCATTTCCCGTATATGCAATGAAAAGCCCAGCGCAAATTGCCGCCCTTATGAACCGCCAGCCCGGTGAATCGGCGTATGTTGAGGAAAAAATAAACTGGTTTGCCCGGTTAGCAAAAATTATTGTCAAAAAATTTGGGCGTATGACAAACATGATACGCCGTTCTATGGAACAACAGGCCGCGCAAGTTTTGCAAACGGGCGATATTATTTTAACGGATGAAAACGGCAATCAGACATTTAAATTGAATTTAAAATCTAAAGCGAGTCATTTTCCAACCGTTACAACCCCGTGGGAAGAATTAAACGCCGCAAATATTCCCGGCCATGCACACACGCCGTTAGACGATTTAGACATGGTATCGGATATTGTGAGGGATGATGGCGGTGTCGATATTGCCATTGCGATTTTTGGCGAAAAATCATGGAAAGATTTTATTAAAAACGACTGGATACGCGAAAATCTAAAAAAAGATGTTTTAAACATGGGCGCGTTAAGCCCGCAAATAGTGAATTTAGGCGGCAAGCGGCAAGGGTATATAGATTACGGTTCATACCGTTATCTGTTATTTACATATAACGCCCGTTACAACCCCTTCGGCAGAAAAGAAGAGAAATTAAAATATCTTGACCCCAACAAAGTCATATTGTTACCCGAAATTTCCGATTTAGTTTTTATGCGTATTTTTGGCGGCATTCCTACGGTTAAACCAGATACGATATTTGACCAACTTTTTGGGGTCGATAAAGTACAAATCGGAAATGAATATGACATACGCCCCCGCGTATTTTGGAGCGATGATAACGAAGCGTATATCGCGGAAATTAAATCGCGGCCTTTAATGTTGCCGATTAGCAAGAACCGCTATGCCTGTATAACAACAAATTAAATACGGGCAAATAAAATTTAAGGAGTATATATGAAGTATGTAGTGGCTAAAGGGTGTTCATTTGTAGGCGATAAAAAAACCTACAACGAAGGCGATGAAATTGACGAAAAAGTTTTTTCTAAAAAAGAACGTTTTGAATCTTTTTTAAAGGGAGATAACCCCAAAATTATTCCCGCGCCTTCAGTTAAAGACGATGAAGATCTTACCGGCGTAGATCTTACCGGCGTAGATGTGCCAACCCGGGAGGAAATTGAAAAACTTATCCTTGAAAAAGGTCTTTTAAAAGAGGACAAAATTAAAGTATTTAAGGATGTGGATTTATTGAAATTTGCGGTTAAAAAGGGGCTTATTAAAAAGTGAATTTAAGGGAACGCGCCGCCCGTGATATGCAAAACATATTGAACGATAAAAGCGGCGCGGGAACCGAATTCTTTTTAAAGCCGGATGATGAAGCCGAATTTCCCATAACGGGAAATTACGGCGATATTGGTTATCTGTTAAATACGGATACAGGGGAAGCGGTAGAAGGCAGAACCATAGAGGCGGCCTTCAGTTTATTATCCCTTGCGAAAAAAACGGATAAGGAACCGAAAAGGGGATGGGGTTTTAGGTGTAAAGATTTATCCGGGAAGGATTTTTCTTTGTTTGTCGTGAAGTATGAACCCGATTATACGGTAGGAATTGGAAGAATAAAATTGGCGGTTAAACATGAATAAAATTAAAGAATTATTACAAAATGAAGATAACGCGGAAAAAATCCGCGATGGAATAGCCGCAATATTAAAAATAGAATTGGAAAATCAAAAAAAATTAGCGGATGATTTAAACATTGAAGATAAAAAAGATTATGATATAAACGTATTTATTGAAAATTCCCGCCCGTGGGAATTGGCAAGCGGTGAAAAATATCCTTTTCCGCTTGTTAACGTATCATTGCAGGAAACAAACGAAGACGCGGGAAAACCCGGACCGGCGGTTGGAAACATCAAATATACAGGCACTTTTTATATAGATTGTTACGGTTGTGGAAATTATCAGCCAATAACACCCGGTAAAAATAAAACATATATACCGGATGATTCACTGGCAACTAAAAGAGCATGGAAAACAGCCCGCGTTGTACGAAATATTTTAATGTCGGGTTTTTACGTTTATTTAGGCTTGCAAGGCGTTATAACGCGCCGCCGTATAACTAAAATAGTTACAATGGTTCCCGCAGGGCTTGACACTTCAGCATATACGATAACCGTCTGTCGGATTTATTTTGACGTTGATTTTTTTGAAAAATCACTGGAAGGAACAGGCGTTTATTTTGAGGGCATCACCTTTAAATCAGATGATGTTGGAAAAGTAAATTTAATTGACATAATAACAGATAACGTAAAGGAAAACAAACAAAAGGAGTAAAACTATGGTATCACCATCCACAGTCACGCGGGTAGTTGGCGTAGAAGCGGAATACAGAAATTTTAACACCGGAAACGCCGCCATGTTAAATCAGCGGCTAACGGTTATCGGCTTAGGAAACGATGATGCGGAGTACGGCTTAGAAAAAAAACAATTTTTTTCTGCCGCAAAAGTAGCGGAAACCTACGGTTGGGGATCGCCTTTACACCTTGTGGCGGAAAGATTTTTACCGTCAACGGGAAAAACGGCGGAATTTCCTGTAACGTTTAACCCGCTTAAAAAATCGGCGCAAGCGGTAGCGGCAAGCGGTTCTATCAGTACGGTTGGCGTTGCAACGGCTAACGGGTCGGGTATCGTCTACATCGGCGGCATACCAGCGGAATTTTCGGTATTAAAAGGAGAGACCGCGGAACAAATAATACACGCGATTAAAATGGCAATTAACGGCGTTTTATCAATGCCCGTAAAAACGGGTGATATTAATGATAACATTTTACCGCTAACGGCTAAATGGTCAGGCGATATTGGCAACCAGATTACGATCGAAATAGAAGCAAACGCGCCCGGCGTTATATTTGTTATTCAAAACTTTTCAGGCGGCGCGGTTGATCCGGACGTTATGCCAGCCCTTGAAAAAATTGGCATCGTATGGGAAACGTTTATTTTTAATACGTTTTCATATAAAGACACCGCGCGTTTAGACAAGTATCAATCATTTGTAGAAGGGCGTTGGGGGCCGCTTGAAAAAAAGCCGTGTATCGTGGCACACGGATGCACGGATGATCTTGAAACGCGAATAGCGGTAACTTCATTACGTGAAAATGACGCGGCAAATTTTTTAATTGTTTCAACAGGATCGAGAGAACTGCCATTTGTGGTAGGCGCGGCGGGATTAATGGATATTGTAACAACCGCGAATAAAAACCCGGCGCAAAATTACAAAGGAAGATTAACCGGGCTTCATACCGGCGCGGATGATGTTCAAGAGGATACAATGGCGCGTAACGCTTCGATTATGGCGGGTTCGTCAAACAACATTAAAACCGGAAGCGTGGCGGAGTTAAACGACATAGTTACTTTTTATCATCCGGCAAGCGAAGGAAAATATCCTTCAAAAAGATATGTGGTTGATATTGTCAAACTTATGAATATAATTTACAACGTCAGGTTAATCATGGAAGCGGATTCAATGAAGGGTGCGCCGCTCATACCGGATAAAGACATAACAACAAACCCCGCCGCAGTACAACCGAAAACGGTTAAAACGGCGTTTATAAACCTCACGGACACTTTAGTATTGGCGGCTCTTATTTGCGATGCGGCGTTTACAAAAAAGAATTTGAAAGTATTAATTGACAGCGAAAACCCAAAACGCTTGAATACGGCTTATCCCGTAAAACTTTCAGGCAATGTTGAAGTGTCAAATAACGATGTTTATTTTGGTTTTTACTTAGGCGAGTAAAATAAAATATTATAGGAGGCAAAATAATGATAGGCGGCCCATTTGAATCGCACGTATTAGGCGGGCGGCGGTTTACTTGTGATGCGGAAGATACCGCGCAAATACAACTGCAAGGAAAAGAAAACGAAGGAAAAATGAACGGCGATGGAACAATCCGTTATACGCAAAAGCGCGTACCGGGAATATTGGAAGGAACGAATTTAATATTTGACCCCGCAAACGGCGATGATGATTATCTCGACGAATTGAAAAACAAGGGAAAACCTTTTGATTATTCAGGAACCGCGAATGACGGAACCGTAATAGCCGGAACCGTTCAGATAACGGGAGAATTAAAATTTAATTACAAAGAGGGGGTAGTACCCGTTACATTAACGGGAATGTTCCAAAAACAAGGTTAGTTATAAATACTATAATGGCAATTTCCCTATGGGGCGATTGCCTATAGCATATTAAGGAGTAAATATGGAAACAAAAGAATCTGGCGCGGATAAGACCGCCGCCAAAATTGACAGAGAAACCGCAGAAGCAGAATTTACCAATTATTGCGATAACAACGGGATCGCGCATGATGAATCAGAGTTAAACGATGATGAAATTGGAACTTTTAAGGATATTAAAAGACGGTTTATAGAAGCTTGCACGGAAGGAAGGGTAGAAGTTGACGGGAGATCGTTAAAATATATCATTTCAAAATATAGCCCGGAAGGATTTAGGGGAGAAAAAATAACAATAAAAAGGCCCAACGGCAGCTCATTTCAGTCGCAAGATTCCTTCAAAGAAAAAGAATCAATCAGAAGATTACACGGGTTTTTATCGGCGCAAACGGGAAAAGATGTATCGTACTTTACAAAAATTGACATATTAGACTGGAAATTTTTTAACGCCATAGCCCAACTTTTTTTATCTTTATAGCTTCCGATCTTGCCGTAAATGGTGTTAAAAAAACCGTTAGGGGATTAGGGGGTGTAAACAGTCAGTTGGTACAGATTTATATAGATTATAATTCTTTACCTTCAATTAAAGAAATTACGTTAGATGAAATACGTTTTTTTTATAATCCGCTTATTGACGGATTAATTGAATTGCAAAAGGCTAAGAATAAGTAGGAAACATGGCAAGTAAATACGCCGTAGAGACGGCTTTTAAACTTATCGACAAGGCGACAGAACCGCTTGCAAAAATAGGCGTTCAAGGAAACGCGGTTGGAAAACAATTAAAAAAAGATTTTTTAAAAGCGCAGGATCAACTAACAGGGATAGGAAAAGCCGCAAAAAAGGCCGCCATTACAATTACGGCGGTTGGCGCGGCGGCGGCGGGGGCATTTGCCGTTAAAGGAGTTAAAGACGCAATAGAATTTAATACGGCGTTTACAAAAGTTTCCACTATCGCGGACACTACAAACATATCGCTTGACAAATTAAGCAAACAAATAATTAAAGTATCGGATGTTACCGGGATGGCCGCCAATGAGTTGGCGCAATTCCAATATAAATCAATAAATTTAGGGATAAAAACTGCGGATTCCGCCGGTTTTGTTCAATCGGCGGTTAAAGCGGCTAAAGCCTCTTTTTCGGACACCGGGATAGTAATTGAAGGATTAACAAAAGTAATTAACGCCTATGGATTAGAAGCGACAGATGCGGATCGGATTGCCGGGCAAATGTATATAGCAACATCAAAGGGAAACGCCTCTTTTGAACAATTAAACAGCACTCTAGGAAAAGTTTTGCCAACGGCGGCGCGGTTAAATGTGGGAACCGATGAATTATTTGCCTCGATTACGGCATTGACAGCTAACAGTATAGAAACGCCAAAAGCCATGAAGGGGATTGAAAAAATACTTGAAACAATCACCGATCCAACGGCGGCGGCGGCAAAAGCGGCGCGGAAATTGGGAATAGAATTTTCCGCCACCGCGTTACGGTCAAAAGGATTGGAAGGATTTTTAAGAGACATAAAAGAAAAAACCGGCGGCAGTGAAGACGCTATTATGTCTCTTTTTGGCTCCATTGACTCGTTAAACGCCATAACCGTTTTAACGGGCGAAGGGGCGAATAACTTTACAAACGCGCTTGAATCAATGAAAAACGCCTCCGGCGCGGTTGATACGGCGTTTAATAAGGTTATGGAAAGCCCCGCAGAAAGATGGGGCAAAATAATGAACAAAATAAAAAACGCCGGAATTACTCTAGGAACCGAGTTATCGCCAATTATAGAAAAAGTAATGGTAAAAATTAACGGTTTTGTAGATAAAATGAAAGATTTTGATTTTAAACCAATAGCGGATAAAGCCGCAGTTATTTTTGATAAAATATGGAGTTTTGCCGGTGTAGTTATAAAACTTGCCGAATTTATATGGAAATTGCGAGTACCTATTTTGGCGGTAGTTGGGGCTCTTGCGATTTATAGGGGCGGAATGTTATTGGCGGCGGCAACGGTAAACGCCTTTACAGCGGCGCAAAACGTAATGAAGGCCGTTCAGCTAACGGCGGCTATAATAACCGGCAATCAGACAAAAGCGATGGCGTTATATAAGGCCGGTACAATGGGCGCGTCTATTCAAACAATACTTTTTTCAGCGCGTCAAAAAGCGGCGGCGGCGTTTAATTTTATCGGCGTATTGGGAAAACAGGCGGCGGCCTTTTTGTTATTAAAGGTTCAATTGGTAGGCGCAAAAATTGCGACTATAGCATATGCGGTAGCGCAAAAAGCCGCCGCAATAGGCGCGAATATAGCCGCCGCCGCGCAATGGGCATGGAATGCCGCAATGACAGCTAACCCGATTGGGTTAATCATTGCCGCAATCGTAGCGTTAATAGCCATAATTGTTATATGTGTAAAAAATTGGGATAAAATAACAGACGCTTTAAAAAACGCTTGGGAATGGGTTAAAAAAACGGCTTCCATGATATGGGAAGGGTTATGTAACGCATTTATAAAGTTAAAACAGTATGTATCGGAAAATTCAGAAAAAGTTTTCGCGTTTATAGCCATCTTTTCCGGCCCTTTTGCCATTATATTAAGCGTTATAAAAGAGTTACGCGAAAATTGGGGCGCGATAGTGGATGCTTTTAAAACCGAAGGAATAATAGCGGGGTTTAAAAAATTAGGCGGCGTAATTCTTTCCGCCGTCCTGGCCCCAATACAGGGATTATTGGAAGTCTTAGCTAAAATCCCCGGCGTTAACAAGTTACTAGGCCCGGCGGTTGATAAAATAAAAAGTTTTAGGGAAGAATTAAAAGGAAACGGAATTGAAACTGAAGTTACACAAAAAATAACGCCGCAAATTTCCTACGGGATGCCGCCGCAAATGCAAACAAAAACGGCCAATTCAATGGCCAATGTTCCCAATTATGGGATTGAAGATAAAAACACAAAAATGGTTTCAGCCGCCGCAATGATGCCTACCCGGCCTATGACTACCGCGGAACAATACGTATATAATCAGACGCAGACTACAAACAGGGAACAAGTTGATATATCCGTAAAAGCGGAACAAGGATCGGCGGCAAGGGTTACGCGACAGCCAAAAACACCTAACGTTACGGTCGCGGCATCCGGGGGCAATAAATAAATGGATGACAGGGAATTATTAGAGGCGAAATATACGGCCCCCAGCGGAAAAGAATTTGTTTTTTTGTGGGAAAAATCTTTTTCAAAAAATACGGAATTGAAAACGGGCGTTTTCACATTTCCGGACAGGAATGGTGCACACGTCCAACATCAGGGCGGCGGCGCGGTGTCTTTTACAATTACTTGCATATTTAACGGTGATAATCACATAACACGCGCAGACGAATTTGAGGCGGCCTTATATGAAAAAGAACCGGCGGAATTGCAACATCCCGTATACGGCATATTTAAAGTAATTCCTACCGGAAACATAAGCAGGGAAAACGATTTAATAAACGCCGTAAATGAAACGCATATAACCATAACGTTTACGGAAACAATAACCGATGATCCGTTAAATCTTGAAACGGTAACGGCGGATGAATTAGAAAAACGTTTTGACGAATTTTCAGAAGCCGCCGCCGCCGATTTTGCGGAAAATTTAACGATAGAAAATATATCGGAACAATTACAGATACAATCATCCCTAGAAACGCAAGCAAATTTGTTAAATGACAATCTTTCAGAAATTGCGATGGCGGACAGAAAAAGAAACACTTTTGCGGATTTTATAACGTCAATAAACGAATTAAAAAATAACATCAAATCATTAACCGGAAAAATTGAAAACACTATAACTACCGGGCTAAACATCGCCCGGTTAGCATTGCACATAATGAAAATGCCCAGCCGTATTTTTGTGGATGTTATGGAAAAAATAAAGGGTTATACCCTGTTAATTAAACAGATAACAAACCAATTTAAAAACGATCCCATTGGGGTTAACAACATTAAAAACGCATTTTTAAGCACTCGGCTAGTATTAACCGGCGCGGCGGCCTCTGTCGCTTGTGGCGCGGCGTTGGGAATAGCGGCAACATCAACAGAAACGGCTAATGAAACAAATACGGCGGATAACGAAAAAAAAACAAGCAACACCGGCGGCGGCGTTATGTCAAGGGAAACGGCGGTTGAAATTGCGGCGCAATTAAAAGAATTATTAAACGTAATACAAGATTTTGAAGATAAAAAAATTGAACAAAATAATTTTATTGACACAAACGCAAACGCGCATTTACTGTTGATTGAATTGGTACACGATTCAATCAATTTGATTTTAAATGTTTCTTTTTCCCTTCCTATGAGACATACAATAAAACTTGACAGGGATAGAAATATAATTGAATTAAGCGCGGAATTATACAAATCGGTTGATAATTATTATATAGACAAATTAATTATGGAAAACAATTTTAACATTGACGATATTGAAATAATACCGATGGGGCGCGAGGTGTTGTATTATGTCTAAGAAACATACCGTTATAAGCGGTGATACGTTAGGCGCAATTTCAATCCGCTATTTAGGCACTTTTTCAAAATGGAGAAAAATTGCAGACACGAACCCGCAATTAACCGGAAGAAAAACCGCGTCTGACGGCTCGCCGTTAATATTTCCGGGCGATATATTAATTATCCCGGAAGAAATAACAGAGAAACCAACAGCCCCAAAAACGGCGCAAAAAATAGAATTAAGCAAAAATGAACAGGACGTATCAATAATTATTGACGGAAAAAAATTTACGGGATTTTTAAATTATGAAATAAATCTTTCCGCAGATTCTTTTGATAATTTTTCTTTTACGGCCCCTTATGATTTAGCGATAAAAGAAATTAAAGAGGCCATTTTGCCCTTCGCGTTTAAAAATTGCGAAGTTTATTATTTTGGCAATTTACTGTTTAAAGGTTATTTATTAACGCCAGATCCCGAAATAAAAGAATCAGCGACTGAAATAACCTTGCAGGGTTATCCGCTATGCGGCGTTTTAAACGACTGCACAATCCCCCCTTCAAAATATCCGATTGAATATTACAACGTTACATTAAAAGACATAGCCGATCCGATTGCGGATGTTTACGGGATTAAAGTTGAATATAAAGACGGGCCGGGCGATCCGTTTAACGAAATAGCGGTAGAACCCACTGAAAAAATATTAAATTTTCTTTTAAAATTAGCGCAACAAAGAAAATTATTATTTACAAACGATGAAAATGGGCGGCTTGTATTTTACAAGCCAAAAAAAGATATAGCGTTTATGCAATTTAAAACGGGGGTTACGCCGCTATTATCAATAAGCCCCCAATTTAACGCGCAGGGATTTTATTCACACATTACAGGCCATACTAAAAATGACACGAAATTTGAACCGTTATCATATACTTATGAGAATAAATATTTGACAAAAAAAGGCATTATAAGACACGAAACAATAATGGTTGATGATGCGGAAACGAAAACAGATTTAGAAAACGCCGTCAAAGCCCACGCCGGGCGGATGTTTGCAGATTGTATATCATACTCCCTAAAATGTGATCAACACGTTAACGACAAAGGAAAATTATTTAAAAAGGGAATGACCGTCTGTATTGACGCGCCCGGCGCGATGATAACAAAACAGACAAATTTTATTGCGCGTAATATTAAATTAAAAAGGGATACAAGCGTAAAAACGGCGGAAATTGATTTAGTTTTACCCGGATCTTTTACGGATGAATTGCCGGAGGCGTTACCGTGGGATTAGGGGAATTTGCCGGAAGAATCGGAAAAGTTATAGATTGCGTTATTGAAAAAGCGGTTGAATTAACGGCAGAGACGCGAAAAGATTACAACCAAAAAGCGATACTATTTAATTCTTCCGGCGATGATTCCCCCCCGGTAAAAAATGACAAATTAGTACTATTAAAAATTGACGGAACCGGGAAATATGTGGTAGTTGGAATATTTAATGAAACGCAAGGCGCAAAACCGGGAGAAAAAATATTTTACGCAAGGGATGAGGATGGCGCGATAAAATCTAAATTGTCAATGTTAGGCGATGGGTCGGCAAAATGGGAATTAGACGATTTATTTTCGATGTTGGCGAAAAAAACGGTTGGAATAGAGGCAAAAGAAAAAGCGGCGTTTAAAGGCGAAAATGTCGAAATAGAGGCAACAAAAAAAACAAAAATAAAAGGCGGGGATGTTGAATTAATCGGAAACGTAACATCAAAAGACGGTTTTTTTAAATTGCCCGGAAGCGTAACCCCCACGGGAAACGGCGCGTTATGCGGTTGTAAATATTGTTATGCAACAGGCGCGCCGGTAGCGGGTGATACCGCGCAAGGAAATTAAAATGGCGATGAACGGAAATGATTTAGGGACTGAAATTGCAGAAGCCATCATGAATTCAGACATACCGACAGAAGTTAAGGAAGAGGTAGAAAAGTTATGGAAAAAAATTGGAACGGCTATTGTTAATCATATACAAGAAAACGCGGAAATACCCGCCGGGATTGCCGTATCAACATCGGGCGGTGGCGGACAAACTACAGAGACAGGGAGTGTAACATGAGCGGATTACAGGATTTTGAAGGCGATTTATTGTTACGCGATACACCGGACGGCGGCGATGTAATTATTGAAAACGGGCTTTTTGTTTCCGATAAAAAACTTTCAACCGCCGTGTATCTTTCACTTTTTGGCGGAAATAAGGAAGATACGGGAAAAATAGAAAATGATGATAAGGAATGGTGGGGCAACAAATTAACGGGAATATCTAAGAGCGAAAAAATAAGATCGCGTTTTCAAAACGTTATAACGGGCTTGCCCTTATCCGTAAAAAATATTAAAGAAGCGGAATTGGCGGCAAAAACGGATTTAAAATGGCTTATAGACGAAAAAATAGCAGATAACATAACAACCTACGGGCAAACAACCGGAAAAAATAAATTCAAATTAACAGTGGAAATATTAAAAGACAAATTAAAAATATTTGACGATGAATATTTTCTTTTGTGGGGGGCAGATTATGGCGAATCCGTATGATAATAAAAGCATTGAAGAAATTAAAAATCTTATAATAAACGGAATACAACAAAAGTTTAACAATAAAATAAAAATACTGCCGAAGTCATTTATTAAAATATTTGCGGTTGTTTTAGCCGGTATATTTATAATTTTATACAAACAAATAGGATGGCTCTTTTTACAGGTGTTTCCCACAACCGCGTATTGGCACGAAATAACGGTATTGGGAAGAAAAATCAGGCCGCTTGTAGAATGGGGAAAATTAATAGGGGTAGGCGAACCCAAGCGCGGTTCACAATGGCAGGGAAAAATAAAAATTGACGTTACAAAAATTAACAGCGTATTAAGCAATGGGGCGCAATTAAAAAATGACATAACAGGGAAAATATATTTAATCAACGAAAATAAAACGCTTGAAAATGAAATTGAAACTGTCGATGTTATATGCTCTGAATCAGGAACTGCGGGAAATTTAGAACCGGGCGATGTACTTAATTTTGTAAACCCGTTGGGAAACGTAAAGAAAAAAACTGAAGTTGAATCAGTTTTAAAAATTGCGGTTGATGATGAAACGGAAACGGAGTATAGGTATAAAGTAGTTAACCGTTGGCGTATGCAACCGCAAGGCGGCGCGTTAGCCGATTACAGAATATGGGGAACGGAAGTGAACGGCGTATTGGGAATTTACCCCTATAAAGACGTATCCACGCCTTCAGGCGTTTTTGTATTTGTTTCCGGCATTCCTTTAATGTTTCCGCGCCGGATACCGTCTGCCGCGTTATTAATTGCGGTTGGCAAATCCTGCACATATAACCCGCAGACAGGGCAAGCGACACGCAAGCCGTTAACCGCAATAATCGATCCACTGGGAAATGAAACTTATTTGAACGTAAAGCCGGTATCCATAATAGTATTTGACGTTTATGTTTACGGGTTAAAGGGTATACCGACAATGGATTTTTCTTTATCGGTTAAAATACCGATAATGGAATATTTTTTTAGCCGCGAACCCTTTAACAGGGGGTTATCCGATGATAACAACCGAAAAGATTTAGTGACAAGAAATAATATTTTATCCGTGGTTGATCAAGTGGCAATATCCTTAAAAGCGGAATTTGATGACGTTGATATGCAAGAATCAGGAAATATAACGCCTTCCTACGGTTTAGGAATGGGGGAGTTGTGCGAATTGGGAGATCTTTACATAAACGGGGTTAAATATTGAAATTTTTTGAAGTCTTTACAGCTTTATTTCCCCGGTCAAAAGCCTTCCAATTATTTATTGATAATAATAAAAGAAAATTAGTTAAAGGCTTGTCCGTTTTACCGGATAAAATAAGACAAGAGGCAGAATCGGTTTACTCGGATATTTTTCCGCATTCAACACGTTATCCGGAAAAATGGGAAGATGTTTTTGGAATAATTTTTACGGCAAGGGAAATTAAAAAAAGGCGAAATATTTTAGACTCTTTATGGAAAATAAACAAAGGTGGGCAGAGCCCGATGTTTTTGGAAGAAATATTACAAAAAATTGATGATACGATACATATATTTGAAAATATACCCATAAGAAATCCACGCGATTCTAACGTTATATGCCCTATGTGTTGCGATAATATGATATGCGATAACGAAAAGGCAGTATGTGATTATGTGGAAGGGGACGTTAATTTTAGGCCAACGATATTAATGAATGATACATCCGAAGTATATGATATACCCAATAAAAGTGATTTTTGGGAAACTTGTTTTTTTGTATGTAAATCAGTAAATAGAGGCAAAAACAATGAAATTAATTATATCCAAAAATTGAATATAGATAAAATATGGAAAAATTATATTGAATATTTAATATTGAAAATAAAACCGATACACACAACGGCGGTTATATTTATAAATTGGTTATAGGAGGTTATTATGTTTAGGATAGGGGGCGATTACTCCGAATATTACGATGATGAAGATCCTAATTATCCCGGCGGAAAAGCGATACCGGCAAGTGGGCCGGAAAAAATAGACGGCACAAGTTGGCGTTGTCTGTTATTTAATGATATACACGGCGCAAAACAAGCGATATATATAGCGGCTTTTGGATCATTAGATAGTATTACTAATAATCCGGATAACGCGAATGATTCTGATATTTTGCGGGCCATACTGAAAATTATTAATGATAAAGTATCAGTCAAGGAAAACTCGGAAAACAAAAAAACGGCAATTACTGATAGTGATACGGATTATCCTACGGGAAAAGCCGTAAAAACCCAACTGGATCTAAAGGCAAATGACGCTAATGTAGTAAAATTAACAGGCAATCAAACAGTCGCGGGCGTTAAAACATTTTCTTCAAGCCCAGTGGTTCCGTCTAAGACTACCGCCGCAACGAACACGGGAACCGCGCTGGCGACAGAAGCGCAAGTTTTTTTAAAAGCAAATGACGCTAATGTCGTAAAATTATCAGATGATCAAACTATCGCGGGCGTTAAAACATTTTCAGATATTCCGATACTTCCGGCAATTGATCCCACATCTGACAATCATGTAGTCAGAAAGGCCTATGTTGACGCGCTTGTCCAGGGACTAGATCCGAAAGCAAGTTGCAGAGTGGCAACAACGGCAAATATAACGTTATCAGGGACAAAGACTATAGACGGCATTACGGTCGCGGTTGGCGATAGGGTATTAGTTAAAAATCAAACAACCGCGTCAGCTAACGGTATATATGTAGTTGCATCCGGAACATGGGCAAGGGCGGCGGATTTTAACACTGCGGCAAAAATAACGCCGGGAGCGTATATTTTTATAGAGCAAGGTACTGTAAACGAGGATACGGGATGGGTATTATCTACCGATGGGGTAATAGCCGTAGGTACTACCGCGCTTAATTTTACGCAATTTAGCGCGGCGGGAATTGTTACCGTATCGGGCGATAGTGATTATATTTCCGTTGTAAAAACAGGTCAGAATTACGGCTTGGCGTTAAAAAGTTTGGATATAACAGATAGTAATAATTCCTTCAACGGAGAAATACAATTGTCAGGGGGAAGCTTCCCGATTAAAACTATTTTGCAAAGATTTTTCAAGAACATAAGTTACATATTTAATTATATTGGCCAACCTACATATAAAGTGGATTACAAGTTAACTCAAAATTCATATTATTTTTCATTCAGTGTTTCACCGGTACGCGATCCTGTTTTTACGGAAAACACATCTCAAACATTTTCGAGAATTGGCAGTGTTGTCAGTTTTCTTAATGCGATGAAAACTTATTTCCCCAGGTTAAAGATAAGTAACAGGCCGGTAGTCATAACCAGTATAAGCGGCTTATGGAAGGGAAGTCAAATAAACTATATAACTCTGATGTTAAATCCTAATGGTTTATATACGTTATATATTAATACCGTGACGGAAACCGACACTTATATTCTAGATGCAGTTTGTGGGTTTTTATTTGATGTTAGTGTATCAAGAATTGATTAATGAAATATTATGAGGTTTGAAATGAAAAGATTATTAGCGGTTTTGTTACTCGTATTAATCGCGGTTAGCGTTATTCCATGCGTTTGCGCATTTGACAATGTAAACCCACTGGAAACGGGCTCTTATGTGGACAGATTTACTGATACGGCGTTAGTTGTCAGCACAACGGCAATATCGCTCGTAGAATGGCCTTCGGGTGTGGTAATTTGGACGGCCTCAACCGGACCGTTTTTCGTACATTACGTGAATTACGTAATACCCGCGCATTACGCGAATGTCGGTCCGGAAGATGCTCCCGTTATGCGGTATTTTCCCGCCAAAACTTTAAACTATTTTGAATTTACCACTCCCGCGAATTCTTCCATACACGCGCATTTTCCAAACGCGGATTCAAAGGGAATAGCCCTGCGTTTTCAGCCCGTTACGCGCAACGGCAGGGTATGGATTGATCTTTACTATGACAAAAAATTGCTTGACGATCTCGGCGGCGGTTATTTAACGGTACTATATAAAACTTACGTTAAACAATAGGGGGAAAACTTTACATTCCTAATTTTTTCATTTGTGAAATAAAAATATTTTCAACATCTTGCGCGGGCTTTTCGCTTGCCGGGAGTAGCCATGCTTTTTGCGGCGTTTTTGTTTTATCATATTTTATGTTATATATTAAATCTAATTTAAAACTAATTCCGCCATTTGCGGTTTTCAAAAAATCCCTAACGGAAAATATATTATCAGATAAACGCATAAATATATTTTCCCGCGCCGCCACCGCCGCCCTTGCAATTAATTTTGAAACATGGGTTCCGCCCTTCCGGGAGTAATTTCCCCCGTGAACGGTTTTAATTTTGCTTAAATATAGTTTTTTAATAACCGGCGATCCCTTATTGCCGCCCCGCGCTTTATTTGTGGGAATAGCAAGATTACCGCCGCTTTTTGTTACGCGCTCGCCGCCGCTCTCTTGCCTTGCCATGTAACCGGCTTTTTCGGTTATGCCTACGCGGGATTCAATAGCCGCAAGGGAATAGCGGCCCGGCGGCATTTGCGTATACTGTATTTGTGATACCGTAAAATTATTTCTTAGCGTAAAATCGTTTTTAACGTTTATAACGGCGTTTTTTCTAGCAAGCGCGGCCTGTATATTCACGGTAGCAATCGCGCCCTTTATTATTTGTTCCTTCATATCCGCAGTTAATAAATGGAAATTTTCAGGATCATCAATTACAAGCCTAACGGCGGTAGACGGCATAAACACCCCCTATTAAAATAACTCAGGTTGATTATAACATATTTTGTCAAAAGATAAAAATGTTTTTATCATATTTTTTGAATACGAATTAAGAAAATTAATTATAGCCTCCCGCGCCGCCGTTAAAGCAATTTCCCCCGTTTTAAACGGCGTATCCTTTATTACATTTGCCTCTTTTTGGATTATTAATTTTTTTAATTTTAATTTGAATCCGTAAAAAAAACCTTTTTCAGATTTAAAGATATTTATAATGATAAAATCCGAACCGTTTTTTTGTTCTATTGTTTTTTCCGGCGAGCTTTTTATGTTTCCCCACTTATCACAAAAAGGTATCGCATATTCTGGCAAATCTATTACTTCAGTTACCGGCGGCGGATTTTCAACCGGTGTTTCAATTAACATCGTTTATCCTAACAAAAGAAATTCTATAAACCCACGGATTATCTTTCCACGGAAAACCGCTTTTTTTATTGATGTTATCCCACACCTGTATATATTCTTCCCTGTTTTTACAACCCTCTAAGACGGCCTCTGTATCGTCTAACTCGTGCAATCTTTCAATTTTAACGTCAATAACGTTTAACAAAATACGCGAAGCGGCGCGGGGTAGAAACATATTTGAACGCCATAAAATTTTTTTATCAGGTGGAATTTGGCTAAATTTTTGAACGGTATTTGTTAAATATCTTATTTCACGTGTTACAAGCCTATAATACAATTCTTCATTGTTAAGGTCAATATAATATTTTTCCCAATTATCAGCTTTATATATAACGGATATTTCATAACCGGGTTCTTTAGAATACATTGTAATTCCCCATGTTTCCCGGACCCATAATTTTAAATCCGGCCAGTAAATAGGCTTTATGTCATAGAGCGGATACCCTACATCCACACTCATTCCGCACATTCTATATTGATTTATATATTTAAAATAATCAATACTTTTTGGCGGTTGTTTTTTTAATAGGCGGCGCGTTATAAATTTTTTATTTTCTAAAATGGCGTTAACCATTTTACCGGTAAATAGGATCGGCTTTTCATCTTTTTTCATTTGTTTTTTCCTTTTTATTGTTACATTCAAAACACATTTTAAAACTATCTCTTTTTGATTTAAAAAAACGTTTGCAAACTGGACAAATTTTAATTACAGTTGTTTTATTTTGAGTAACACCGTTTTTATCCATACGATATTTATTCATCATTATTATCTTTTTCGATTAACGAATATAATAATTTTTTTGTATTGCGTAACGAATCAACGGCTTCCCCAAAATCCAATAAAAGGCCGTTAATATCTTTTATCGCTATTTCAATTTCTTTTTTTTTCTTGTTTTTGTTTTCAAGAAAATGAATACGATTTTGTAAATTACCTATTTTATCCGCTAAGGCCTCGTTAATGTTGAAATTAACTTTACACGCCTTACATTCCGGGCCGCCTCTATCCGCCGCCGGTATAGTACAATACGCGATCCCCGATTCCCCAATAACATCTACAAATTCACACATAACAACCCCCTATAATTTTTTCAAGATTAGGTTTAATATAAACCGTTGTTTCTTTTTTTAATGTTTCTATTAATTTTATTGTTTCCCCTATTGTTGGGGCGTATAAATCATTACAGCCGCTATCAGCTCCTATATTTATTTGTTCCGGTTTAAAAGATAAAACCAATTTAACAAGCGTTTTTAAATTAAATTTCATTATTGGTTCTATCGTAACCATACGCCGGTATTCTTTAGGCAAGTTTTTCATTGCAAGGGCGCGGCTTTTTGCCGGGGGCGTTTTTCCCATATCCGTATAATATCTATCAGTTTCTATTGTTGTGCTTAAAATGAATTTTTGCGGTATTAAATCGTCAAGATGTAATAAATAGCGTAAAGGGTTTTTTGTCTGTAATAAATAAGTGTTGTTATACGATATAGCTTTACAAAATACGTTTAACAGCCAGTCATTTTTTACTTCATTTGCAAAAATATCTGTTGATGAACCTATAAAAATAAAATTGTTTTTTCCTAGATTATCTTTCATGTAATTACTTTTATAATGTAAAGGAACATTATGTACCGGAAAACGTCGCATTTTTTTCATATAACAATAAGTACATTTATGGGGGCAAATACCCGCGATTGGGTTCCATGTATGAGTGATAAAACCGAACATATTGCCCTTTACTTTATTTAACATTATCTTTATCTCCCTCAAATAAAAAACTATATTTATCGTTTATTTTTTTTAAACCTTTTTCATATTCTTCAAATATTTCTTTATGCCGTTGTATTAAGGCTTTATTTTGTTTTGACGCTTTACAAGCAAAAACAATAGAAGTTATTGCTAAACTTATTACAATCACAAAATAAACAATAAAAATAATAAAAATCATATTTTCTACCCCTATAAAAATAATCACTCTACACCTTTTAATATTTCCTTTTTATGTCAATATTTAAACGGTCTAAAAATCTAGCAAATATTTTTAATGCATAATTCACATCTGATATTTCTTGTCTAATTTTTGCCCTGTTTGTTTGTCTTAATTTAACGGCTTCTTTTGGGTTAAAATCGTCATATCCGAACCGCTCGCCTTTACAAATAGTTTTAATCAACGTATTATTTAAATTAATTAAACCAATACATTCTTTGTTTAATTCCGTTAATTCTTCAATCAATTTTATAGCGGGCGTTCCGTATTCAATAAATTCTTCGTGCATAAAATCTCCTTTTATTCAAACGGGTTTTCATCCGGCGGCGCGGCTTTAACTACCGAAAATAAATCTTCCGGGCGCGGCTCTTCCGTTTTTCCGGTATCCGCTTTTAATTTAATGTTAAAAAAACATAATATGGGTTCACCGTTAATTTTCTTTTGTTTTTGCACTATCTGTTTATAATCGCGTTTCAAGTAACGTGTAAACTTTTGACGGGTTAAAGCCTCTTTTCCGGCATCTTCCGGGTTAAACTTATAATATTTTAAATATCTCTCATATACGGATTGCGTAGTTTCATAGGCGTTATCTTCCATGATAAATTCTATATTATCTTTTACAAAACGGTCTAAATCAGTGTCTAATTCTTCGATGTATAATTGTTTATATTTTTTACATTCATCGGATAACGGTATCGCGCCGTTATAATCATGTTTTAATTTTATATAATATTCCGCAAACAATTTAATAATTCCGGGGTATTCAAGTTTTATTTCTTCCTTAAATGAATCAATGTTTATTGAATCCTTATCCCCTCTTTTGTGTTCAATCAAAAATGGTATTATAATCATACGTTGGATTGTGGCATTATCATGGCTATCAAACAGCGGTAGAAAATTTGTCAATATAATTATTTGCGCGGTAGGTACAAATTCATGCGGTGATTGGTATAAATCCCGCGCCGTTAAAACATCGCCGCCCGTCAAAAGTTTCCATAACGCATTATTCAAATACATATTGCGGCCAGTTTCACTCGCTAGGCCGCATCCCTTGCCTTCCATACCGGCAATATAGGGTGTCGCTTCATTGCCGGAAACTTGCCTTAGCCCCTTGCTAACTAATATTTCGGCGGGAATAGACTTAATCATGCCGGGATAAACCGCCTGTAAAATGTCAAATAACGATGTTTTTCCGGTATTAGTCGCGCCGATAAACACGCCGCCATATTTGTATTTGGTGTTACGTGTCGCAAGCAATGAAAGATAAAATAAAAGCGTTTCTAACGTGTCCTCATTTTTAAAACCGCCCTTTAAGAATTTTAAAAATCTTTCCGGCCTAAACGCTTTTTTAATATGCTCTATGGTATACGGCAGTATTTCGCGCCGGTATTCATCCCTATATGATTTCCGGTAAATAATGTTTTTACCGGAAAAATCTATAACGCCGTCAATCAGCGTTAACGTCTCACGCACTGCGGGACCATCAAATAATACGGATTTTTTAAATATCCCGAATTGTTCTAATTGCGAAAATTCCTGCATTATCTCTACGCGAAAATGGCGGCTCTCCATTTTTACAATAATTTCATCAATATCGCTTTTCTTTAAACCCAATTCTTTTAAATCCATTTTTTCATAAAAATAAAGCATAACCGCGATGATGATGTTGTAAATTACACCCGTCATATCAGGTTCCGCCCGCCATACATGGCCGTTAAAAAAATAATATTCTTTTTCGGATTTAACGTAGATAATACGCCCGTCTATTATGTCGCTTGCCATAAGCGCGGCGGCTCTAACTCCGTATGTCTGTAAAAATTGAATTACATTTTTATTTGTTTTTATTTCGTCAAAATCTATATCTACAATGGGTTTATGCCTGTTAATGCGTTTTAACAATTCACTCGCCGGGGTTAATTCAATTTTTATTATGTGTTGCAAATATTTTGATAATCCGTATTTCCATGAAAATTCTATCAGGATATACGGCGTTACGTCATTTTTATTTTTAATTTGCTCTTCCGTAGCCCCCCATTTTAACAAATCAACTTCTATCCCCGTTTTTTTTATTGGTATTCCTATAGGGTATTTGCAAGCCTTCAATAAGGCGGTTATAAAAACTTGCACATCATCCGGGTTTTCTTTTTCTATCGTTTCCTTAGAAATTCTTTTTAATATCGCCTGTATTCTTTTTACGTCTAATCTGTCCCATTTAAGCGGCGTTTTTTCATCCGTCTTTTTTTCCGGCGGTATATATTCCCGCGCCGCTTTTATCGCGTTAATTAATATATCCCGTTTTCCGGCAATGATTAAACCTTCCGGATCTCTCTCATTGTCTTTATCGGTCAGGGGCAATTCCGCGATTTTAATTTTTCCGGCATACCCGGCGTTACGCATAATATCGGGTATATTTGTCTTTTTATTGTCTGAAATATTATCTACAGGGATTAATCCGCTTGCTTTTCTTCCGGGTTCATCCGCGTCAAAACACAAGATAATTTCGGGTATATCCAATAAAAATTCTTTAACTTTGGGGCCCGTTATTCCGCCCGTTCCGCCGGAAGAAAAAATATTTTCAATTCCAACAGACGCGGATGAAAAAGCGTCCATTTCCCCTTCAGTAAAAATTAAAGGTTTTGTTTTATCTACCTTATCGGGCATGGGGTATTTGCCCTTAGAATTAAATTTTTTACATTCCGCGTCTTTATAATAATGTAATTTGTAATAACCCCTCGGCAATATGAGCATTGCGCCCGGATGTTCCCAATGCGCGATTTTAGTTTTGGGATTTCTTAGCGGTATACCGGCGCGGTATAAAAGATTAACGCCCAAATCTTTTTGCACTTTGTCTAAGCCCGGCCAGTAATAAAAATTCTTTACCATAGACGGTATTAAATCGTTGGGGTAAAATTGAACAGCGCCGGAAGATGTAAAGACGGCGCGTAAATTAAGAAATTTTATTATTTCGTTTTCGGCGTTGGGGATTTTTTTTAAATAATTTTCAAGTTGGTTTTGCGCGGTCGGATCGGGCGTAAATTTTTCCTTATCTTTTGCGTAGGATGTTGGCGCGGGAATATAACCGTGGCCGTATAAATTATCAATAAATCTGTATTGTTCCCCCCTGTCTTTTATCCCTTCAAAAAATCCTACAGCATCATAAATATCACCGCCTTTTAAACACGCAAAACAATGAAAACGATCATCATAAATTCTCATTGAAGGTTTATCTTCCTTATGATTGAAACACAAGGCAAATTCACCGGATATATCTACACCTTTTTTTTGTAGATAATCCTTGAGACAATTTTTATATTTTTCATAGTCAAGTTTTGCCAAAATTACCCCTCTATTTTATTTTTTTAAAACCGCCATAAAATACCCGCAAGCTCCTATATTACATTTTTTTTCTTTTGGTTTTGGAAATAAATCAATATTCTTTTTATTCTTATAAAAACATTTATCACAATAATATTGCGTATCGTGATTATCGGCTTCTATAAAAATTATTTCCGTTTGTTCTAAAATCATTATTGCGGTATCAATATCTACTAAATCAGGCCATGAATTTTCAGCCCTTTTTAATACGTCTTTTGCCCATAACATTTCATATTCAATGTTATCTATTTTAAGTATTTTTCTATTTTTATAAGTTAATGACATATACCCACCTTATTTTATCAATGGCAATATAAATATTAAAAATAAAATAAATAATATAATATTTTCGATAATAAGGATGATTCCTAAAATATCACGGTTACGCGCTAATCGGAAAATGTAACGCGCATATTTACCCTTAGAATATTTTTCTACCGTTTCCCGGTATATTTTCCGCGCCGATCTTGCTTGTTTGTCAATCATCTTTTTTCCTTTAATTTTATATTCATAAAACATAAACGCGGATCACCGTCTATTATCATTTGTTTAAAACAAATACCATAATCACGTTTTAGGTAACGCATAAACCTATGTCGCGTCAATGCTTTTTTACTGTCATTTTCAACAGTAAAATAATAATGTTTTAAATAACTCTCATAGACCGTTTGTACTAGTTCAATTTTTTCTGAAATAAAATCTATATTATTTTCTACAAATTCTTTTATTTCAGGATTTTCTTCAAGTGCTTCTAATTCAATAGAAATATTTTTACAATTAGTACCATATCCTTTTTCTATTATTTTATGTAACATAGCAAACGCCGCCTCGTGGTTTTTAGCACTAACAATAGTACCAAACCCGCCCGATATTAAAACTTTAGCATTAAATCTCATTTTAAAACCCCTTCAACATCATCCATAAAATCTTCATATCTAAATAACAGATAAAAAATAAAACCGGAATATTCATCGCGTAATTTTGATAAAATATCACATTGTTTATCATAGGTATAATGTTCATTAAAAATATTTTTAAATGTTATTATGCGATTATTTTTATTTTTACCATGTTTTAAATATGTGTTTGTTTCAATTATAAATTCTTTATTTTTTAAATATAAAACATGGTTATAATAATTATGGCATTTGTTTTTAAAAAATAAAAATGTTTTATCTTTATGAACAAAAGGATATAATAATTCATATATAAAGTTTTTTAATACCGTTTTTCCCGTTCTCGGTTCCCCTACAAAATATATAGGATATTTAAAATTATTGTTAAATACCTGCGCGAGGTAAAACATAAATATACTTATATTTTCATCATCTAAAATAGATTCAAGATAATCCATTATCTTTTTAGGGTATTTACCATTTAAAACATCTTCTATTTTATAACGTAAATGTTTTTTAGGTATTTTATTAGATGATAATTTTTTCCATTGAAAAACATAACCATCATAATAACACCGTCCATTTTCAAAATAAATATATTTTTTCATTTAATCACCTCCAAAAAGAAAACGCATAAATACACCGTAACAATCGGGGTTCCTTTTTCTATGTGGGATTGCCGTTAATTCTTTTTTGCAATAGCATTTTAATTCATCGCATAAGCATTTTACACAAGTAATTTTTTGGCTCCATGATGAATTTTCAATAAATGTCAAGCTTTCCACATTCCACATCCGGGCTATACCCTGTAGAATCTTGTACTTTTCCGGCGTTATGTGAATAGCAATCGGTATCTTTAACGCCGCCGCTTTTAGTTGGTTTTCCTTTATCGTTTGTTCCCGCTCTTCCTTCATTTTTTATAACCTCGCCCCCAAAAAGTAATTTAACATTATGTATTGCGGGGGTCAGCGTTTTGCCGCCCTCGCAAATTATTTTTAATTCTTCCGGTGAATACTTTACACCGTCCGAAAAATAAACCCACCCGGATTCCTTATGAAAAGCGTATTCCTGTTTAAAAGTATCGCTATAAACATAAACCCAACCCGGCTTCCGTTCTTTAGTCATATTCTTCCGTGTGTTCATACAAAAGTTGTTCAAGTTTTTCAGTTAATAGTTTAGCTTCGTCAGGTAAAAGCCAAAATATTTCCACATCATCATTTAAAATTTGAATACCATCATCTTCCCATATTACCGTTATCATTTATCAATCTCCTTATGAATAAGGGCTAAAATATATTTTGCAACTTCAGCTTTTTCTAAATAAATATATTTTTCATCGTTACCTTCATTTAAATTATTAGCGGATGTTTCACATTTTTTTATATAATCAAAAATCACGGTTAAAATTATATTTACGTCAATAATCCGGTGTTCTGCCTCTATCGGCGGATTCTGTTTTGTTTCATTTCCCTTTTTGGGTTTTTCGATTGGCGGCGTTAACGTTTCCGGCGGCGGCGCGTTTTTACCCGCAGGGGGGTTATCACCGCCTTTTGACGGCGGCGGTTCGTGCATATTGCCCGGATATGGGATATTAGGCGGCGTAAACGCCTCCGGCGCGGCCTGTTTTCCTTTTTTATAAGGGGCCGCAAGCATAGCGGCGGCGGTTCTGGTTCCCCCCATCCGTGTCAAATCACGCAAAATATCAGATAGATTTTCTTCCGGGATACTTAACAATTCCGATAAAGTAGACGTTTCAACTTCAGATAAATCTATTTTTTCTTTTTCGGCAATGACGCGCATTTTATACGCGGATATATTTATTGAAACAAAACCTTTTGATTTTGATAATTGCGCGGCTATTTCATTTTGTTTTAATCCGTTTTCGGCAAGTTGAAAAATGGCTTTTTCCCGCTCCGGCGCGGTCAGGTTTTCGCGTTGTATGTTTTCAACTAACTGTATAATCAGCTTATCACCGGTTTTTATTATCGCTTCAATCAGTTGATAATCCTCGCCAATAGAGCATAGATATTGAAAAGCCGCCCGGCGGCGGAAACCGGCAATTATTTCATATTGTTTTATTCCGTTTTCTTCACCGAAAAATTTTAAAACTATAGGTTGTAATTGCCCTACCTGTTTTATTGATTGCGCCAATTCTACAATATCCGCCGGATATTCCCCAGCTTTATTAGGGCCGTATTTTTTAAACTCCCTAATATTTCCGTTGTCAATAATTTGTGATAGACTAATTTTTTGCGTAATGCTCGCCGTTTCTAATTTAGGCATTTTTAACCTCCTTATTTAAGTTATTCATATCTTTTTCCGCCGCCCGAATTGCTATCATGTTATAAGTTAACATTTGAATAAAATCTAGCCCGTCTTTTTCCCCATATAATGAATTGCTAAATTCTATATCCCCCAAAAATAATTTAATTCTCCATTTTTTGGGTTTTGCTTCGTATGTTATTTTAACAGAGTTCATAATCAACCCCCCACCCGTTTAATCGTATCAATAAAAAATCTAAGACGGTTTTTTATTATTGTTTGCATAGTGTAATTTTTTATATCAGCGGTTAAACGTTTTAACGATTTTATATAAGGTATTGGTTTTTCAAAAAGATAGTTTCCAAATTCTTTTTGATAATCTTCGTAGATACCCGGCAAATTAGCTTTTTCATTATAGGCATTTACACATACAAAAGTTTCGGATTCAATTCCGCATTGTTGCAATGTCTTAAAAAATAATTTTGACGCTTCAAAATCTATTTTTGAACACGTACCGGGAATAATTAATATATCTGCGGAAAATACGGCGTTACGTGTATGAACGCCCCAATATCCGGGTGGGTCGATTATTATAAAATCGTATTCTTCCGTTATTCCGGCGCGTTTTAGGGCGTTTTTTAGGCTAAAATCCATAATATTATTTAATAGCCCGTTGTTTAAATTGCCGGGAATAATATCAATATTTACTGAAGCCTCGGTTGAATAAATCCCGTTCCATTTTTCCCATGTACCTGTTAGGAATTCTAGCGATGATAAATCTTGAAAAGTAACGCCGAAAATCTGGCTAATCGCGCAATTAGGGTCAAGATCAACTATTAAAACCCTAAAACCGTCTGCGGCTAACGCCGCCGCTTCATAGGCGGCAAGGGTTGTTTTTCCCGTTCCGCCCTTCCATGAAGAATTTGTAATTACTGAATACATAACTGGCTCCTTAGTTATCCTTTTCTACCTGTTTAAAATCGCTTCCGCAAATTAAACATTTTATTGACAAATCGGGTTTTCCCCAAACTTTGTTTTTACAAGAACAAATATATTTTGTTTTTGAATTGTCCGTTTTTTTTATTAAAGTCATTTCAGGGTTAGGCTTGCAATTTATTTTTTTTTCTTTTAGCGCGTTAAATGCTTTTATAAACCGCCCGTTTACATCAACGTAATGTATCATTTTTTGCCCGGTCTTTTTGCCGCCCGCGAACCCGGTCGATGAAGGAATAAGCCCTATTTCTTCCATTTTGTTAGCCCATTCCTTATTGTGATAATTAGCGCGGGAAGGTTTACCAAAATCGTTTTGCCATAGATGAACCATTTCATGTACGAGGGTTGCTTGCCAGTCTTTTTCTTCCCGGTCTAAGCCCTGCGGCGTTAGGCTGATTTCATGTATATTTTTTTCTTTATTTTTCCAACGTTCAGGGCTAAAAAAACCATTTGCGCCTTTTAATCTACTCATATTAATTAAACAATCGTTTAATTTGCCGTCAAACAATTCTTTATTATAGTAGTCAAACAGGGTTTCAAGTTTTATAAATTGTTCCGATGTTATCATACCCCCCCCCTATTTGATGTATCGTACTTTACAAAAATATTTAATCTTTCCATACAGCCCTCACCTCGCTGAACATTTTCCGCTCTTGAAAATAATCGTACAAAAATTCTTTTTGCCTTTTTGTTGCTTTTTTTAATTGCCAATCAGGAATTTCAACGGCTCCTAAATGCGGATTATGTAATAAAATCCAACCGTTCTTTTCTAAAAAATCCCCGGGATAAAAAAACGGTCTATCTGAATCAACATCTTTAAAATGTTTACCACAATATTCCCTTGCCCATGATTCATGGCTTCCCCATTCAACGGGTGTAAATTTTCCTTGCGGGGACAACCAACCATAATCATCATGTTTATTTACGCGCCGCCTATTTAAAGATTTTAAATTGTCATTAATTTCATCAAAACAAGATTCAATTTTATCTTCAAAATCTTCACGGCGCGAATCGTCCACATCTTCAATAACCGGCTCTTTTATTTTTAAATTTTCAAAATATAAACTATAAACAGTTAAAACATCTGTATCATCATCTACCATACAATACGAATCATCTTTTGTATTTCCGATAAACTTCTTTTTTCCGCTTAATACATCATTAGCGTATTTTTTTAATTTTTCTTTTTTTATTTTTGTACCTACCATACAAGCAAGAAGAAATTTTAAAACATCTGTATAAAGTCTATTTTCTTCATATAGCCAACTTCTTGCGGTTTTAGTTACAAATTCACCCGTTATTGAAAAACATAATTTTTCTTTTTTTACGGCTCTACTCATAACGCCACCCCTTCATGGCCGGCTTTAAAAGAAATAAAATGTTTTCCGCTATGGATTATTTCATCAATTTTTTGATCTGAATCCATGTAAAACACCCTCTTTTTATCAAAATAGTCTACTAAATCGCTCAATTCCGATAAAACCCATTCAACATCGTTTGTAACCGTCCTACAATTTCGGTTATGGCCCCAATCGACAATATAAACAAAAGAATCCGTTTCTTTTTCCAATTTAAAAACAGCATGGTTATTAAACAATTCATTTTGCCCGTTTAAGCCGCTTATACCGTATTTTGCCCGGCATACCGGCCCGATTCCCAATTTAATACTTGTTAAATCGGTTAAATGTTTTTTACAAATACAACAGTTCATTTTTTGGCTCCTTAAAAATGAATATTATGTTAGCCGCTAAGCGGCGTTAAAATGGCGGATCTTCTGGTAAACCGCCGCCGTTATTAGGCGGCGTATTTTGCTCCTTTTCCCCTTTAGGCGATGCAAGCAAATTTAATTCATTTACGTTTAATTGAACCGCGCTATGGTTGTTTCCGGCGGTATCCGTCCACGTAGTTTGTTCCAATTCCGCCGTTACTCCAATTTGTTTTCCCTTAGTCAAATACTTATTCATCGTTTCCGCGTATTTGCCCCATAAAACGCAATTAAAAAAATTAGGTTTTTCCTGACGCGCCCCGTCTTTATTTTTCCATACCTTGTCAATACAGATAGAAAATTTTGCGACCGGCGTTCCCGTGGTTGTATATTTTAATTCCGAATCACGCACTAAACGCCCTATACCGTTAAAAACATTCATAATTCACCCCCGCCTCTGTAATTTTTATCAGGTTCATTTTGCGCCACCCAATTTATCAATTTTTCTTTCCATGTATTTAATTCTTTTGATATTTTCAATCATAAATTGATAATTTTCGTTTATTATCTCTTGAATCTCAATATTTTCTTTTTTTGTCAGTCTTATTTGTTCTTTTAATAGTTTAATTTTTTTATCGTTATTTTTTTCCATTGTTACGCGCTCCTTCTCTTGTATCTTTCCGGCAGGGTGATTTTCCATTTATCAGCGTATTTTTTTAAATCGCTATCTGATATTTCCAACCAATCTATTACATCGTTTAGCCGCCAGCACTTTCTACCGCCTATTGTTTTATAATTGGTTCCGCAACAAGGTTGTAAAAACAGGGAATTTTTTACATGGGCTAAGGAGCAACCGCCCTTTAATTTTACGGCAAGTTCAATATTTACCCACGCGGGCAAATCGTCATATTTTGATTTATTCACAATGGAATGTTTTAATTCACCTAACGCAAAAACTAATTTTGACAATTCAATTTGATGCCCTTGCAATAACAATTCAACGTCTTTAGTCATACGGCGATCCCCTTAGTTCTATTTGTTACCCACGATTCCAAAACAACGACATTTCTTTTTATTTTGCATGGCTCGCCGCCGCTTTTTTTCAGGGCTTTATAAAAAGACACATTACTAATCGAAGTTTCAACACTTGCCTCGAAAAGTGATATGTATTTAATCCCGGCAACAAATACGGGGGCCGGAATACCGGATTGAATAGAATTAGTCATTTTTTACTTAATTCCCTTTTTGCTTTTTCAGAGTGATATTTTACATATTTACGATGTTGTAAATTTTCATACTCTTTAATGATATTAATTGCCGATTCCAACCCCTCTTGAATTCCGCGATAATAACCCGTAATAAATGAATCGTTTAGTTTTCTATTATCCGATTGAATTTTATTTATTACGGCGCGGTGTTCTTCAATTTTTTTTATGATGTTATCGCAAGTTTTAATATCCCTGTCAGACATTTTCCGGCTCCTCTTGTATTTCTTCATACATATCTGTAAAACTTCCTATTGTATGGCTTCTTAATCCGGCGCGTTCTTTTGCTATAAATGCGTTTTTTTCGTTGTCCCAAAAACACACATAGCCGCCCGCTTGCCTAAAAATTTTTCCGTCCAACATCGCATAGGCGGCGTTTTTGGGGCTATATTTTATTTCATGCGGATTAGACATTAACGCCCCCCTTGTTTTCCTTTTCCCGTTCTGGTAATACGTCCATATTTATAAATGAATACTCACCATCAACGGGATACTTTAAATCAATCAGCATTAAAACGCCATTTATTTCCTCTAGCCTTGCTTGTGTTAGTTCAATTAAATGTTCTTTTGCAAGGCGCGATGAATCTTTTTTTTCTTCCATTTCCTTAAAAAATTTTAATGACTTTTCAAGGCGTTCTTTACGTTTAATAAAAATGTTTTTTACCTTGTCAAGTTTTGTTTGCTTTTTTTCTGTTTTTTTAAGATGATTTTCAATCATAGCTTGCCCCTTTTTGGTTTTATTTCTTCATTGCCCGGATTGCCCCTTTAGGCGTATATAGCCTTGCAAGAACGCTATCTTTATCAGCCATTGACAGCTTCCTTTAAGACGAGTTCCTTTGTTTTATTGATTATTTCTTCGGAAACGACGTTATAGGCTATGGCATTTATTAAAAGCGGACGCGCATCCTTTTCAGAACAACCAGTATTTTGGACTATCATTTTACAGATTTCGGATAGTACAAATTCTTCATATTTTTTTGTTCGGTTGATTTTTTCTTTCATGCGATTGCCTCCTTTGCCATAGGCGCGCCCACAGGGGCCGTTCTACGGTCAGCATATTGCGTATTATCGTTTATAAGCTCCAAAATCCGTTTTTTTGTACTTTCTTGTATGTTTAAGATAAGATCAGCGCGGGAAAGCACTTTAGCGCGGTTTAACGGATCTAATTTTTCAAAAGTGTCGATAAGTCTTTTTCTTTCATCTTCCATAGATTTTCTCCTATAATGATAATCATTAATTATTATAATGATTATCAATTTTTTTGTCAAGTGTTTTTTAATGATTTTCAATAAAAATATTGACATTTTCCGATAATATATGTATCATGAAAAATATGGATAAAATAGAAAATAGATTAAAGGAAATTAGAAGAATACATGAATTAAGTCAGGCCGAATTTGCCAAAAGAATAGAATTAACACAAGGTACTTATTCCGGCATAGAAATAGGTAGAGAAACACTAACAGAACGAAATAAAAAGCTAATTTGTCTCGAATTTGGTATTAATGAAGAATGGCTATTAACCGGAAATGGTGAAATGTTTAGCCCTAGGGAAATATCCCCCGAAGGCAAGCAATTATTAAAAGTTTTTGACAAATTACAGCCGGAAGGACAAAAAGAGGTTCAAAAATACGCCGATGAACGCCTAGAGCTTCAAAATTTAAGAAAAGATGAGGAAAAAGCATGGAACGAAGGGTTAAAAGATACCTAAAAAACGATAGATTGAATAGGGGACTTGTGGGAAATATTTAAAGGTTTTATACTTTTCTTATGGCTAAAGAAACAAAACTTGTTTATTTAGTACAAGGTTCATCATCGGAACCTTATACAGTAACATTTTATCTTGACCCTTTTTCTATATCTTGTAATTGCGCCGCCGGTGAAAATGGAATACCCTGTAAACATCGAATTTCTATTTTAAAAGGCTCCGATCCCGGTATTATCGAAGGGGATAAATCATTTTTGGTAAAAATTGCGAAAATGACAAAATGTACCAATCTTTTTAAATTATTAGATTCTTATGACAATGCTAAAAAAGAAAGAATAAACGCACTTAAAAGGGCCGATTACGCTTATAAAAACTACCGTGAAGCAAGGGAAGATTTTTCATTAAAAAAATTAAAAACAGATAAGAAAACAGAAAAATGCCGGGAAGCCTTAGAATTTGCCATAGATGAAGGAATTGAAGCCGAAAAAACCGTAAATGAAACTTTAAAGAGTTTACAAACTGTTTTTATTAAGCCGGAAACCTACGCCGGAAAGAAAATATAGGCTTGTGAAAAACCCAAAAAAACAGTAATATTAACCATCTTTCAAGCTCTAAATAAATTTTCATTTTTCTTCCTTTTTAGGCCGCCCCGCGTTTCCCCTCTCATAAAGACCCCGGCCTTTTTTTTCTTTTTTCCATTGGCTAACTAATTTTATAATTTCCTGTTTTGTTTTTTTCCCGGTCAAAATCAAAATAACGGCCCACGCCGCCCACGGGATCGGCGCGGCCCCTTTATGTTTTGGCGGTTGAACCCAACGCCGCGCCGATCTATCGTTTACGCCCGTTAACGCCGATAAATCAGCCCCCGTTAGGTTATTATCAGCCATGAATTTTTTTAATTCTTCCGGCGTAGGTGTATCATACATAATCAAAACGTCTTTTATTTTTCGGTATAGGGTTTAAAAAATATTTTATAGCGTATTGATCAAATTCGGTTGAATTTGAAAAATCAACCTCGCCCACTCCCGCCGATTTACTCCTATAAACGGAAATTTTATCATCCTTTTGAATAATTGAACAATTAAAGCCGCCTTCTATAGCGGTAAATTTCCATCCGTCTTTTTCTAAATCCGATACAGTAACCCGTTTAAATAAATCATCTTTCATCTTTTCCCCCTGCCGCTTTTTAGCGGTTTTTAAATACCGGCCCCATACGAGGCCGGGCTATTTAATTATAGGTAAATAAGCCCTATAATGTCAATGTTAAGCTCCCTTTGAAAGTTTTGCAATTTCTTCATATTTTGCTATCTCTTCCATGATTAAATTTTGTTTAACCATATCACCGGATTCTTCCGCCCGTCTTAATTGTTTATTTAACCAGTTCAATTTTTCTATGACAAACCTCGGCGCGGTTAAATTAACGCCCGTATAGGCCGAGTCATTAGCCGCCGCTTTTTTAATTTTCCGCCGTAATTGTTGATCTCTTTTGCTTTTCATATTTTACCCCCTTCCTTTTTAACTGCTTTTTTCAAAATTTCCGCCAGCGCATCCTTAAATTCTTTTTCCAATATTTTTGCCCGTTCATCGTTTGGGTTATATCCGCCTATATGCGTAAAATAAAATGCTTGTTCAAGCGAATAATAATATTCTCCAAATTTAACCCGCTTTACATGGCCATCTACGGCTTCCCAGCTCACTTGTGGATTGCCGCACTCTTTGTAAAGTCTCATAACCGTTGAAAAATAAAGTTTTGTAACCTTCATATTTTTACCCCTTATTCCGAAATTAGTTGGACAAATATATTACCGCGATTCGTCCAATCCGCAATAATTACCATTGAAGCCAAATCCCCATTTAAAAAAGCCTCGAATTCCATAGCTTTTTCAACTGGTAAAACCCCTAATTCAGGGTGTTTTTCTATTCTGTATTCAGCTTTTGAAAGAAGCCGTGAAGATAAAGTCATTCCTATTAATTTTACTAATTCTTCTTTTGTAACTTTTTTGTGAGGCTTCCCATGATTTTCTTGATAATAAATTTCTCTTCTAAAATTCATTTTCTTTTCTCCTTGCCGTTTTAACGGTCTTTATAATACCGGCCCCATACGGGGCCGGGCTATTAACTTTCCATCCTGTTAATTAAGGCGGTGATTTCCGCTTTTTTGTGATGTACCATTTTCTTAGCCGTCAAATCGTCAATTTTTATTAAGTCTTTTAATAAAGCGGCGGCCTTGTCCGCTATATTCCAATATTTAGCATAGGCCGCGTCATTTTCTTCATCCGTCAAGTTTTCATCCATACTTATTGAATGATACTTGTCAGCCTCTTCAATCATTTTTTTTAATTCATTTAATTTTGCCTTCTCCATTTTCTTACTCCCTGCCGCCCCTTGGGTGGCTTTTTATTTCCGCCTTATACAGAGCGGTATAAAGTGTTTTTCAATCACCTTATATTTAAATTATAGGGCAATATGCCCTAAATTGTCAAGCGTTTTTGAAAAAAATATTTACTTTTTTTTCATTTTTTTTCAAAAACTACTTAATCGCCATGTAGTAAAATGGCGTTTTTAGGCGTTTTTTGCCTTTCCAGAGGTCACCCGGCGAGGTCAACCGCGCTAAATATTGATAATTGCTTTTAGTTGATTTCTTCTATATAATAGATTTTATAAGTGTCTATAAATGTCTATGGTTGATTCTTTTTTTTGATTCGGGACCAAGAGGTCCCCGGTTCAAATCCGGGTTGCCCGAAGACTAAATATAAAATATGAAAATGGAAAATGAAATCCAAAACCCGTGAACAGGTGCTTTCTATCAGGATTTTAGACCAAATGTTGGAAAATGCCACATTTGACCATCATGCTCCCGATGAAAAAGTCAGACCGAATGTAGACTCTTTCTCTTACTTTAATTGCCAGTGTATTATTAACGGTATGACATTCAATGCGATTATCACCACAAAAAGAACGATGCCTTACGGAGATAAATACTATCACCATTACCTTGAAAATATAAAAATAAAGCCGTGCTCAGGCACTGCGCCAACCATTACGGGTTAAACGCCCCTCTATTGCACGGCTCATCAGGTGCCCCTGACATATTAAATATAAACTATAGCATTTTTCAAGTCAAGGCTTAATAAATGATAAAAGACTAATTAATCTAAAGAGTTCACATCAAGATCACAAAGGGACAAAGATCACAAAGGGGAAAAAGGGAGTATTGTCCGAAGGCAATGCGTGGACTTTACAATAAGATAACGGACAAAAACCCCTAATCCCTCTTCTTCGTGTTCTTCTCTTCCTTTGTGCTCTTTGTGTGAAATCTTCCCTATAGCATCTTTTCCAATTCATCCACTAATTTGCCAAAAACTTCGCAGGCGGCGTTTACAGGTTCAGGACTGCTCATGTCTACTCCGGCGGCTTTTAATGATTCGATGGGGAAGCGTGAGCCGCCGGATTTTAGGAAGGTGAAATAGTCTTGTCTTTCTTTTTCGCCGCCTGACAGGACACGATCAGCTAACGCCAGGGCGGCGGAGACCCCTGTCGCGTATTTGTAAACATAAAACGCGTTGTAGAAGTGGGGGATTCGCAAACCTTCAAGATCGCTTGACTCTTCAAGCGCCATTTCCTGTCCGAAATACTTTTCCAGTAGTTTGCGGTACTCGCTGCGAAGAAGTTCTACGGTCAGCGGAGTGCCGCCTTCTTCAAGTTCGTGAGTTATTTTTTCAAATTCGGCGAACATTGTCTGACGGTACAATGTGGCTAACAGGTCGTCGGCGTGTTTGTTGACCAGATATAGACGCAGTTCTTTGCTGTCCGCGTGTTTTTCTAGATAGCGGAATAACAGTTCTTCATTAAATGTGCTGGCTACTTCAGCTTCAAATATCGTGTAATTGTAGTGCGGGAACGGATTATTTCGCGTGGAGTACCATGAGTGCATTGAATGGCCGCCTTCATGGGCGAGGGTGAAAACATCGCGGATTGAATCTTCTTTGTAGTTCATCAGGATATAGGGGTCACCTGTAAAACTTCCGGCGGAAAACGCGCCTGAGCGTTTGCCTTTGTTCTCGTAACGGTCGGCCCACCTGCCAAGAAGCCCGCCGCGCAGGACTGAGACATATTCGTCACCTAACGGAGACAGCGCGCCGCTTACAAGATCGACGGCTTCGTTCCAGCTTGTGATTTTTTTCGCGGCGGGGACAAGGGGCGCGTATACGTCATAGTGGCGGAGTTCCTGCAATTTTAGCGCGCGTTTTCGAAGGCTGTAATAGCGGTGCAATGCGTCAAGATTGCCGCCGATTGCGGATATCAGGTTGTCATAGACGGTCTCGCTGACATCATCGGCGAAAAGGGATGCGGCACGCGCGGAGGGGTAGCCTCTGATGCGGGCGTGAATCACGTCCTGTTTGACGGAGCCGGAATAAAGGCTTGCGATAACTGTTTTGTGCGCTTCAAAACAGTTGTAAAAAGTTTGATACGCGCGCCGGCGCAGATCGCGGTCATCACTTTCCATAAAGACGGAAAAAGTCGATTGCGACAGGGGGCGCTTACCTTCCTGTGTGTCAATCATGCCGAAGTTAAAATCAACATTTGTAAGCACGGAAAAAGCGTCGTGAATTGCCCCCTCCCCCTCCGAGTGAAGCGCGATTATGCGCTCTTCCTTGTCGCTTAAAATATGCGGCCTGTAACGCAGGATTCTTTGTAAAAAAATACGATGATCCGCCAATCTTTCATGCGGTAAAAAAGCTTCCATGTCTTTTTCGGGAATGGCGAGTATTTCAGGGTTATCCCATGAGGAGGCGGCTGCGGCTTTTGCGCCCGCCATCGTTATTTTTCCAACCATTGTGCGCGCGGCAGAGCCTCCCTCATCTTCGCTTTGCCTTAAAAACGCGTAATTGCCAAGTCTCTCGCCTAAAAGGTTAAGACCGCTTGAAAAATCAAGATAGTCAGCAAGATGTGCCGCGGATTTTCCTAGCGTTCCATGAAATGACGGAATTTTTCCCGTCATTTTTTCAAATTCCACAAGAGACTTGTTCCATTCTTCGTCATTAGGAAAAAGTTTTGACAAATCCCATGTGTCGCCTTCCGCAATCTCACTTCGTAACGGTATGTTCATTTCGTTATCTGACATTTTATTTCCCCGTAATTCCGTTATTTTGATAATGCCGC